GATTAGCTACTGTGCTAATCTTAGCTGTAGATACTTTACTATTATACATACCAAGCTCTACCAACGCATCGTTGATTAAAGTCATTACATACTTTTCGGGTACATCAGGAAAAACCTGATGCACCCTACTAAGAATCTCTTTAACTGTTATTGTGCGTACGGACACTATACTCCGCCGTCATCACAAACTGCAAAAACCATAGCTTGTATATTAGAAGAACCATCAGCTTCAACATTTATATCATCAATTTCTGTATTAGAAAGCCTTGCATAAAAACATTCATTTGCTGCAATTATTATATCGCCAACAGCGCCGCCACCAGTTGGGTCTCCACCGCTTAAGTTTAAAAAAAGCTTATCTGTATTAGCAGTACTGCCATCAGATGTACCAGTATGCTTTATAAAAAAGAAAACTACATCATCAGTACCGTTAACTGTTGCCGTTGCTCCTTCTTCGGCTGTTCCTTGTCCTAAATATGGAACACTTGCAAGTAACGCATCTTCATTACTATTACCTATAATAGTAAGACTATATGTCCATTTATTATTGTCTCCAACATCGTTTAAATCAAAAACAGTAGTTCCTCCAACTGATGTTTTTATTTCATCAGGTAACAATGATGCTGAAACATTTACGGTTGCTCTATCTGCCGCCATAATTAACTCCTATATTATTATTGTTGTTGTGACGCTAATCCGCCACCTATTAAAACTTGTAATCCTCTATCGTAATCTTGCTGAAGTTTAGCCTGCTGCTTTTCATACCACGCATAATGAGCAGTATCTACACCAAGTCTAGATTGAACTTCATTACTATATCCTTGAGCAATACCTATCTTAGCCTGAATTTCAGTTCCAAATCCTTGCGCTGTAGCTACATAACTTTGAGCTGTATTTATATGTCCTTGAACAGCCTGAGCCTTAGCAGAACTAAAACCTGCTCTTGCACTTACCTCTGCTGCATAACCTTGTGCCTGCGATACATATGCTTGAGCCTCTGCAATATAAGCACTACCCTGAGCTACTATTGCTTGGGCCTCCTGCAAATAAGCTCCTCCAGCAGCTAACCTAGATTGAGATTCTTGTCTCTTTGATTCTGCTTGTTGTAATCTAATAGTTATTTCAGCAATATATCCATTCGCTATACCAACTTTAGCTTGAACTTCATTTCCAAATCCCTGTGCTGTGGCTACATAACTCTGAGCCGTACTAATATGACCTTGAATGGCTTGTGACTTTGCCCCACTAAAGCCAGCTCTAGCGCTTACTTCAGCAGCATACCCACCTGCCTGAGCTATAACGGCTTGTGCTTCCTGTATATAAGCATTGCCAGCAGCTATACCGGACTGAGCTTCCTCTAAATATGATTGTTGAAGCTTTCTACTAGAATCAAATTCTTGTACTCTTTGCTGTAAATTGGCCTGATACTCCTGCACATCTTTATTTACTTGACCCTGATAAGATTGTAATTCAGATGAATATTTTTGAAGTTTAGCTGAATACTCTGCTGAATCTTTAGTTTGTTGATTCGTGGCCTCCTGTATCTTTTCTTGCAACTCATTCTGAAATACAGCCTGTTCTTTATTAAACTCATTTAATTCATCTTGAATATCACCAGAATATTTTTGTATATCAGTTTGCCTTTGTTGATACCAAACTTGTAAATCGCCTTCAAGATTTTGCTGATACTCTTGAACGTCTTTATTAACTTGACTCTGATATGATTGAAGTTCAGCAGAATATTTTTGTAACTTACTATTATTGTCAGCAATAAGGTCTTCTATCTGTTTAGCGGCATTAGCCAAAGCTAAGGCTTGGTCTTGAGCTTTATTAAATTTATCTACATCAGTAGTCTGTTGAGATTCCTGTCTATATTCTTGAGCTAAATTATTTGCATTAGAAACAGCAACTTGTAAATCTACATTATTTTTATCAGCTGCCTCTTTAAATTCTATCTGATATACGGCATTCTCTTTATTATACTCATTTAATTCATTTTGTATATCTAATTGATATTGTTGAAAGGTATCTGACTCTGTCTTTGCCCAAGCCGTGTAAGCAGTATTTAATTCTAGTGAATATTGTGATAATTTTTGCTGGTATTCCTGAACTTCTTTTGCTACATCAGCTTGATATTTTGAAACCTCTGCTTGATATTTTTGCATTATTTGAGCGTTATTATCAAATATAGCTTTCATATCATTTATAGCATTCTGAAATGCTCTTTGCTGGCTTCTATTTTCATTATCTAAATTTAACTGTAGCTCACCTTGAGCTGCTGCTATATTGCGCTGATTAGCTACTTGAATTTCTTGCATAGCTTCTTGAATATTTGCCTGATAAGCTACATTCTCTTTATTAAATTCATTCTGCTCATTTTGAATATCTGCCTGATACTCATTTAATTCTGCGCTAACTTGCTGTAATTTTGCAGATGCAAGTTCTACATCCTCTTCACCATCAATATAGCTGGAAACTTGTCCAAGAGATAAAGCAGTAGATGGTTTAGTATAAGCTGGAGGAGTATTTGCACCATAAACTCCGCCAGCAGAAACAGTTGCTGTTGTATACGTTGGAAGAGATGCGTCTATATCGCTATCAACACTAACAAATGTAACTGAAGTTAATGATGGAGATGATGGAGAAACAGCAGTAATAGATAATACGCCCGGGTCTGTTTCAGTTAATCCACTTGTATAACTACTGAAAGCTACTCTTGATGTTAACGATGGCTTTGTATAAGATGGAGCATTTCCACTAACATTAATTATACTAGGAGCACTGGCGCTAGCAGTAGTAATAGTAGCAGCAGACGCATCTGCATTAGTAGCATCTGAATACGAAACTGTACTTAAAGATGGAGCTACCGGAAGAACAGCATTAATATTTAAATCTGATATAGTTGGAGCTGTACCAAGAGTTAATGATGTTTTGGAATAAGCTGGCGCTGATGCACTTATACTAATAGCTCCAGCATCAAAACTTGGAGCTGATGGAGCTACAGGTAAAACTGCATTAACATTTAAATCATCAATACTTAATACTGATGGAGCTGCACTTCTAGCTGATGTAATAGCCGATGTAACGCTACCACTTGTCTGTGTCGCCACCTCATCAAATTCTTCACTTGCCTGCACTATAATTTCATCAGCTTTATTTAGTTCAGTAGCTATAGCGGCTAAAGCAGTATTAAAAGTACTACTATTATCTGTTTGCGTAGCGAGTTCAGCAGCCTCTGCCTTAGCTAGGACAACCTCCGCCTTTGCAAGAACTAAATCAGCATCTATTTTATCGCATACAGCTTGTGTCTCATCTAACTCTGTTATTATCTTAGCCGCCGCTGTATTAACAGCAGTCTCTGTATCTGCCTCGCCTAAATCTAACAAAGCATCAGACTTATCAAACTCTACACTTCCTTCAACAATTACATTGTCAACCTTATCAAACTCAGTACTAGCTTCTACAATAATATTATCAACTTTAGCCAATTCTGTTGCCATTGCATCAACAGCAGTTTCAAAATCACCACCATTATCTGTTTGCGTGGCAAGTTCAGCCGCTTCAGCTTTAGCAAGTACAACTTCTGCTTTTGCTAAAACCAAATCTGCATCTATTTTATCACAAACTGCCTGAGTTTCATCCATTTCAGTATTAATAGCAGTAAGAGCAGTAGTAATGTCAGAGTTAGATGATTTATCACCTAAAACATTCTGCAATGACTTTATAGAAGCGTATATAGGTACTAAATATTCAGCCTCATCAGGAAACACAGCTATAGCTGAATCGCCATAAGCTACCGCTGGATACTGTACTTCAGAATATGTACATGAACCGCCAGCAGGTAAAACATCAATTGTATTATTTTCAACATAAAACGCAGGGTCTGTAACAGTAGCGTAGTTCATATCATCAGGGTCAGAATATTTTCCCTTATACATGGCTGGAATACTGCGGCATGGCTGACTAATATCACCATCGCTTCTCAATACATGAAGAACCTTACCAGTGTTCAATGTACTTGCTGAACCAGAAGTAAAACTAACTGAAGATGAACACAATGGCAGAAGACCCTCTGGTAACAGATTTATCACTTCTTTAGCGCCATCCGTAAGAAACTGAGTTAATTCAGTTTGCGTAGGAGCACTACTTCCATCTATTGAAAGACTCGTTAAACCTTCTACCTGTGCTTCAAAAGTAGCCATTAGGAACTCGCCACAAAAACTTCAACTTGACCACTGTTAGAACCGGGGTCTACTATAATGCTTTCTAAATCAGTCAAAGCTGTTACAATAGTAGCAGAATCATCATCTGAATGTACGCCCTCATCAGGAGCTCCCATTAAAAAACTTCTCCCAGCTTCAAGTAAATGTGTTATTGACAAATCAGCAGCTGAATTATCTTCACCTGAATCTAATTGCAATGAAATATTTACAGAATTAGAACTATCTAAATTTGTAATACGAATATATTTTACAT